CCTATATTGTTTCCTAATATTATATACAAGTATTGTAAAAATTATAATGAAGCATATGTTGTTATAGAAAACAATGATCAAGGTACTATTGTATGTAATGGATTATATTATGAATTAGAGTATGAGAATTTACATCTAGAGTCTGCTTTAAAAGCTAATGGTCTTGGTATTATGATGAACAAAAAGGTAAAGCGTTTAGGATGCTCTACTATAAAAGATATTGTTGAAAATAGAAAACTTAATATTCACGATCAAGAAACTATTATTGAGATGTCTACATTTATAGCTAAAGGTCAATCTTATGAAGCGTCTGATGGTAATCATGACGATTTAATGATGAATCTTGTGTTGTTTGGTTACTTTACATTAGGTGATAGATTTTTAGATATGTCTGATATTAATATGAAAGAGCTTATGTTTAAGCAAAGAATGAGTGAAATAGAACTTGATGTGTTTGAATGGGGATACCATGATGATGGATTAAATGAACCTATATTGGAACCGGAGCCAGATGAATGGCATATTCAAGGAAGTAAACCTTGGGTAGAGGAATTTTATTAAGAATTAAAATATTATAAATAACGGTAATTGAATGTTCTTATTATGACATCTTATCATTAGCTCAAAAGGAAAAGAGAAATGGCAGTATTTAGTCCCTCTGAATCTCCTGCGATTACGGTTAAGGAAGTAGACCTTTCAGGGTTTGTTCCTAATGTCCAGTCAACAACTGGTGCGTATGTCGGAGATTTTCGCTGGGGTCCAACCAACGTAGCTACTCTAGTTAGTTCGGAGGCTGACTTAGCCGAAAGATTTGGATCACCCACAGCAACAAACGCTGTAGATTTTTTATCTGCAGTACAATTTTTAAGATATTCTTCAGCTCTGTATGTAGTAAGAGAAGCTACATCAGCAGCTAAAAACGCAACTTCATCCTCATCAGTTGTAACAAATGTTAACAACAGTTCTCATTGGGATGAAGTAAAAAGTTCATTTGGCGCAGACTCAGGCGATACTAACGTAGGTGCTTGGATTGCTAAATGGGCCGGAGCATTAGGTAACTCCATTAAAGTAGATATATGTACAGCAGCTGGATTTACCGGTTGGACACATAAAGGTCTATTTGATGAAGCACCAGGTACCTCTGCATATGCAGATGCTAGAGGTAGTAGTGCTGATGAAGTTCACGTAGTAGTATCCGATGAAGATGGTTTCATCTCTGGCACAGTAGGTACTGTTCTTGAGAGTTATGCATTTGTATCTTTAGCATCTAATGCTAAAAATAGCGATGGTTCCTCTAATTACGTGTATGATGTAATTAATTCTGCATCAGAGTATGTATGGTTAGCTCATTTTGATGGTGACTTAGCCACTTTAACTCATGCAGGTACAGCCGCAACATCAGGTAAGGCATTTGGTAACCCATCTGGAGCGATTAGTAAATCACTAACAGGTGGAGTTGATAGCGGATCAAAAGCTACTTCAGACATAGCTAGTGGATTTGCCTTGTTTAACGATGTTGATAATATTCAGGTTGACTTCTTGATTGCACCTGGTATGGCTAACGCAGCTGACCAACGAACTGTTGTAAATAACTTAACAAGTATCGCTGGTAATTTAAGAAAAGATTGTGTGGTTGTAACTTCACCAGATATTGCAGCCGTTGTTAATAATGCAACACCAGTAACGGCAACTACAACTACTGTAGGAGGGTTTAATACATCTTCTTACCTTGTAGTAGATAATAACTATCTAAAGGTGTATGATAAGTATAATGATCAATATGTCTTTATTCCAGCTGCTTCAACTACAGCAGGTATTATGGCAGCTACTGATGCTAATGCAGCTCCATGGTTCTCTCCTGCAGGTCAGAGAAGAGGTCAATATTTTGGAGTAACAGCACTGTCTTATTCACCTACTAAAGCAGACAGAGATACTCTTTATAAAGCTGGTGTTAACCCTGTTGCAAATATTCCTGGACAAGGTATTTTGCTATTCGGTGATAAGACATTCTTGAACAGACCATCCGCATTCGATCGAATTAATGTTCGTAGATTGTTCTTAGTAATGGAAAGAGCTATTGCAGCTGCAGCTAGAAACGTAATGTTTGAGTTTAACGACGACTTTACAAGAGCTGAGTTTGTAAATATTGTAGAGCCTTTCCTGAGAGAGATTCAAGGTCGCCGCGGTATCACAGACTTTAAGGTAGTTTGTGATAGTACTAATAACACATCAAATGTTATTGATCGTAATGAATTCATCGCGAACATCTTCATTAAGCCTGCTCGTTCAATTAACTACGTTACTCTTAATTTTGTAGCTGTTAGAACTGGTGTAGACTTTAGTGAAGTTGTAGGCACAGTATAATAGCGTCAAAGGAGTAAATAGACAATGGCTATTCTAGGAGTAGACGACTTTAAAGCCAAGTTGAGAGGTGGTGGCGCTAGACCAAATCTGTTCAAAGCGACTATCAACTTCCCAGCTTATGCAGGAGGAGATGTGGAAGCATCATCCTTTCTCTGCGAGGCAGCACAGCTACCTGGTTCAACGATCTCACCGATCATTGTACCTTTTAGAGGTAGACAATTAAAAATGGCTGGTGATCGTACATTCGATGTATGGTCTCCGACAATCATTAATGATACGGATTTTGTAATTCGTGATTCAATGGAACGCTGGATGAACGGTATGAATGCACATAGTGCTAATACTGGACTAACTAACGTTGTTGATTACGAAGCAGACTTACTGGTAGAGCAACTTGACAAAGATGGCTCAACAATTAAGACATACAACTTCCGTGGTTGTTTCCCAACAGCTGTATCTCCAATTGATCTGAGCTATGCTTCAGAAAATGAGATTGAACGATTCACTGTTGAGTTCCAAGTCCAGTACTGGGAATCAAACACAACCTCATAAGCCCTATAAATATCAGAGGGGCTTAAGGGCCCCTCTTAACTAATTAGGAATTAATATGGCTGAAGACAGTATTAAATTATTTGGATTCGAGATTAAAAGAGCTCGAAATAGACAACAAGAGAAGCTACAATCAATTGTGGCTCCTGTTGATGAGGATGGTGCAGGGTTTGTCACAGCTGCAGGTGCACACTATGGCACTTATGTCGACTTGGATGGAGAGAAAACCAAGGACGAAAAACAACTTATTATGCAATATCGTTCAGTCTCACATCACCCTGAAGTAGATGCAGCAGTCGAAGATATTGTTAACGAAGCTATTACCTCAGGCTCAAACGAAGCTCCTGTGAGGCTTAATCTTGATAATGTAGATGGTATTAGCGATCAGATTAAAAAAGCTATGACCGAAGAGTTTGATGGTGTATTATCTATGCTTAACTTCGGTGACTTAGGTCATGATATGTTTAAGCGTTGGTATGTAGATGGTAGAATGTTTCATCATCTTGTACTCGATGAAAATAATCTTAAAGCTGGTATTCAAGAAGTAAGACCTATTGATGCTTCTAAGATTAAAAAAGTTAAACAAATTAAAAAGAAGAAAGACCCTGAGACAGGAGCAACTCTTGTTGAGCGAGTAGATGAGTTCTATATCTATCAGGAAAAGCCTGGATCAACTAATCAAGGTATTAAGATTACTCCTGATTCTATTTCTTATGTTACCTCTGGCTTACTAGATGAAGCTCGTAAGAAAGTTGTATCACATCTTCATAAAGCTCTGAAGCCTATTAATCAATTACGTATGATGGAAGACTCGCTAGTCATTTACAGACTAGCTAGAGCTCCAGAGCGTCGTATATTCTACATTGATGTAGGTAATTTACCTAAAGGTAAATCAGAAGAATATATGAAAGGTATTATGGCTAAGTACCGTAATAAACTCGTATACGATGCTAACACAGGAGCTATTAGAGATGATCGTAAACATATGTCGATGCTTGAAGACTTTTGGCTCCCTCGTAGGGAAGGCGGTCGTGGAACAGAAATCTCTACACTTCCAGGCGGTGAAAATCTTGGACAAATCGACGACATCATCTATTTTCAAAAACGACTCTACAGATCATTAAACGTTCCTATGAGTAGACTTGAGCAAGAAACTCAATTCTCTCTCGGCAAGACAAATGAAATAACAAGAGAAGAGTTAAAGTTTCAGAAGTTTATTGATAGACTTCGCTCTCGTTTTGATAATCTATTTTATAATATTCTTAAAAAGCAGCTCATCTTAAAAGGTATTATTACTGAAGAAGATTGGAACAGCTGGAAAGAAGATATTAATGTTGAATATGTTCGTGATAGTCACTTTACAGAACTAAAGGAAGCAGAGCTCTTAAGAGAGAGAATCCAGACTCTAGATATGATGCAACAGTATGTTGGAGAGTTCTTCTCAAAAGAATATGTTATGAAAAACGTTCTGTTTATGGATGACGATCAAATTGAAGATATGAAAGATCAGATATCTGACGAACAAGATTCTGGTGAGATAGATAATGATGATGAAGAAGAGCAAGAGGCTCCACAACAAGAACCTCAAGGGCAAAAACATAGTTTAGATATTAATGTGAATAACGGAGATTAGTATGGCAGAAGTAGTAGATTTTATCGATCAAGTAATTAACCAGGACTTTGCATCAGCAGCACCAACTTTTAAAGATATTATGGGAGATGTAATGAATCAATCTCTTGAGCAAGAAAAGGTAAAGCTAGCAGATCAAATGTTCAATGGCGCTCAAACAGAGCCAGATGTAACAGAAATCGGACTTGATGACCTAGATGATGATGAACTAGATGCAGGAGCAGAAGAAGCTTTAGATATCGAAGATGAAGAGCTTGAAGATGAAGAATTAGAAGATGAAGAATTAGAAGATGAAGAGTCTTGAAAAAACTTTTCATATAAATAAACTATAATTAAGAGACTGTTGAAATGAAAACGTTTACACAACTTAGAGAAAAGCTGCAAAGACGTCCTTCAGGACAAGAAGTCTTTAACAAAAAGATTGATCGCGTTCCTGTTAAGATCAACAAAGAAAAGGCAGGATTTGTGGTATATATAGATGGTGATAGACTAGACGCTTATAAGACTCAGAAAGAAGCTGAGAAAATGGCTCAACAGTTTGTTAAAACATATAAAGGATAACAGATGATAGTAAGTCCACTAACAACAGAAGCGGCTGCTAACGGCAGTAGCGCTGCATCTGATTTTAGTAAGCATAGCGTAGTTAGAGCAGTCAATACTGCTGCAGCTGTTGCATTGGTTACAAAAACAGACGCAGCTGGTACTGCACTAGGTACAATGACACTTGCTGCAGGAGAGTCTGTTAACATCTACAAAGCTAAAACAGACAAATTGTTTGCCGGTGCTGCTACAGTTTTATTTGCAGCTGTAGAAGTAAGAGGTTAAACATGAAACTGATTGCTGAATATAACGAACAAAATATTGAATGTATTGTAGAAGCTAAGGAAGATGGTACAAAGAACCATTTTATCGAAGGCGTATTCATGCAATCAGAAGCAAAGAATAGAAACGGACGTATCTACCCAAAGCCTATTATGGAAAAGGCTGTAGATACATATGTTACTGAACAAGTTTCTAAGAACAGAGCGGTTGGAGAGTTAAATCATCCAGAAGGACCGACTGTAAACTTAGATAAGGTATCTCACAAGATCACTGAACTTTCTTGGAAGGGAAATGATGTTGTAGGTAAGGCACAAATTTTGGATACTCCAATGGGTAATATCGTAAAAGGTTTACTAGAAGGTGGTGTTCAACTAGGAGTGTCAACTCGTGGTATGGGTAGCCTTGAGGAAAAAAATGGTACAATGTACGTCAAAGACGACTTTGTTCTTAATACGGTTGATATCGTACAAGATCCATCTGCACCGACAGCTTTCGTAAATGGTATAATGGAAGGTGTAGAGTGGGTTTGGAACAATGGTATTATTGAACCTCAAGTAATTGAACAAATGGAGACTGAAATTAAGAAGGCTCCACGCGCTGACCTCTATGAGGCTCAGACTCGTGAGTTTAAGAATTTCCTCTCGTTAATGAAATCTAAATTGTAAGGAGTCAAACATGACTGATCAAGTAGACCAGGATGTAGAGCTCGACGAGGAAATCGAAGAAGCTCACGATCCTAAAAACGCTGAAGCTCAGTCGGTTGCATCTGTTGATGCAGCTGAAAAGAAAGGCCCTAAAGCGCCAAAACGCAAGGGTGATAAGAGCAACAGCCAACCGTCTGAATTAAAACCTGCTGGCAAGGCCATGAAGGCCGAAGACGTAGAATTTGATGGAGACTTTAGTGACGACCTGAATGCGCTTGTAGAATCTGAGGCAACATTGTCCGAAGACTTTAAAGCCAAAACAGCGGTTATTTTTGAAGCAGCGGTTAAGTCGAAGCTCTCAGAAGAGATCGATCGTTTGGAAACTGAATATGCTGAGCAATTAGCAGAAGAAGTTGAAGCAACGAAAGCAGATCTTGTAGAGAAGGTAGACAGCTACCTCAACTATGTAGTTGAGCAATGGATGGACGACAACAAAATTGCAATCCAAACAGGTCTTCGTACCGAGATTGCAGAAGGCTTTATGGAGAAGTTGAAAGACGTATTCCAAGAGTCTTATATTGAAGTTCCAGAATCCAAAGTAGACCTAGTTGATGAGCTAGCAGAAGCTAACGAAGAGCTTGAAGCTCAAGTTAACGAAGCAACAGCTAAAGCTATGGAAATTAGTGAAGAGCTAGTATCTTTGAAGCGTGCAGCGGTTATCCGTGAAGCGTCAAAAGACTTAGCAGAAACACAAGTTGAAAAGCTAACATCACTAGCTGAATCAATTGATTTTGAAAACGAAAAAGCTTTCGCTCAGAAAGTTGCTACGTTGAAAGAATCATACTTCAGCAAAACTAAAACAGCTGAGTCCATTGTAGAAGATACAGATGATACTTCTGATGAAGTAGAAGTGTCTCCAATGATGGAACAGTACCTTAATGCATTACGCAAATCAAATAAGTAAGTAGGAGATCCAATTATGGAAACTTATGATCGTCTCGTAGAGAAATGGTCTCCGGTATTGAACGAAGAGTCAGCCGGTTCAATTGCAGACGCCCACAAGCGCGCTGTTACCGCTGTCGTTCTGGAGAACACAGAAAAAGCAATCCGTGAGCAAGGCGAACAAGCCTCAATGATGACGGAAGATGCAGCTGCAAACAACACATCTGTTGCTGCTAACTGGAACCCAGTATTGATTTCACTGGTACGTCGCGCTATGCCAAACATGATGGCATATGATGTATGTGGTGTTCAGCCAATGTCTGGTCCAACAGGCTTGATCTTCGCAATGAAGTCCAAGTACAAAACAACTCGCGCTGGTGCAACAGCTAACAACGAAGCACTGTACAACGAAGCTATCTCTGGCTTCTCAGGTGACTCAGGCGCTACTCAATCTGCAGATGATACAGGTCTTGCAGGTTTCGCTGATGTTGATTCAGCAACTCGTATCCCAACATTTGGTGGTGGTATGACTACAGCAAACGCAGAGCAGTTGGGAACAACTGGCGAGTCTGCATTCGCTGAAATGGGCTTCACCATTGAAAAAGCAACTGTGACAGCCAAGTCACGTGCATTGAAAGCAGAGTACACACTCGAGCTTGCACAAGACTTGAAAGCGATTCATGGTCTTGACGCTGAGACAGAATTGGCAAACATCTTGTCAACAGAAATCTTGGCTGAAATTAACCGTGAAGTTATTCGTACAATCAACTCTCGTGCGAAAACTGGTTTCACAACTGCTAACGCAACTAAGTCAGGTATCTTTAACTTGGCATCAGATGCAGATGGCCGTTGGTCAGCTGAGAAGTTCAAAGGTCTAGTAGTACAGCTTGACCGTGAAGCTAACCAAATTGCAAAAGACACTCGTAGAGGCAAAGGTAACGTTGTTATCTGTTCTTCAGATGTTGCAACAGCATTGTCAGCTTCAGGTATGTTGGATTACACTCCAAACATGAACACAGCTCTGAATGTAGATGACACAGGTAACACATTTGCTGGTACTTTGAATGGTCGTATGAAAGTATACATCGACCCATATGCAACTGCTGATTATATCACAGTTGGATACAAAGGTACAAACGCATATGATGCAGGTATCTTCTATTGCCCATACGTACCGCTAACTATGGTACGTGCAGTTGGCGAGAATGATTTCCAACCACGTATCGGGTTTAAAACTCGTTATGGTATGGTTGCAAACCCATTCGTAGGTTCAACTCCAGGCGACGATATTGGTTCAGCTCGCGCTAACCAGTACTACAGAATCTTCCGCGTAGACAACATCCTGAACCCAGCATAGGATTCGGATTACGGAAACAACTAGG